ATGACCTCCGACGGCGAGTCACACATAACCCGGGTGGCCGACTGCTCGGTCACATGGCGCGTCGAAGCGGGCACCGTACGAGTCGACACTCTCCGCACCCGAGCGGGTGAGCGCAACCTCCGCGGTATCGAGCTGGGCAAAGCGTTCGGGCGCATGCCGCGCTCGTTGTGGGAGCGCACGCTATTCGATTTCGAGTCGCAACGTGACCTCGCCCGGGGTGGTGGTGCGCAGTGATGAGCACCGACCCCCCGCTGCGCGGGACGCCGGAACCGTTCGACCCCGGCGCGCTGAACTCTGCGCGGGTGTACGACTACCTGTTGGGCGGGAAGGATTACCGCGAGGTCGACCAGGACATGGGCAACGAAATGCTCTCGCGCGCACCGGAGATTAAGACGGTGGCGTGGTTCGCTCGCAGCTTCATGCTGAAAGCGGTTCAGATGGCCGCCGATGCCGGTGTCCGGCAGTTCATCGATCTCGGCTCGGGCATCCCGACCTCGCCCAACGTGCACGAAGCGGCTCGCGAGATCGACCCGTCCGCCGAGGTGGTGTATGTCGACTACGACCCGGTGGTTCATTCCCATTGCGACGCACTGTTGGCCGGGCCACGCGGGATCACGGCGTTGCTGAGCGACATTCGCCGCCCTGACGAGATCCTCGATCAGGTCAAGAACCAAACCCTGATCGACTTCAACGAACCCGTAGCAATCACGGCTATCGGCGTCCTGCATTACGTGATGGACGACGAGAGCCCCGGCGAGATCGTCGCCGCGTTCCGAGACGCCATGGCGCCGGGCAGCCTGCTGGCAATCACGCACGGCTCCACCGAGTCCGCCCCCGAGGTGCTCCAGGTGCTCACGGCCACCATGGGCACGTCAGCCCAGGTCTGCTTCCGGTCACCGGCGCAGACCGAGGCGTTCCTCGACGGCTTCGAGCTGCTCGAACCCGGTGTCGTGCCGGTGCAGGAGTGGCTGCGTCCCGACCTGCCGAAAACCCGCATGGTCATGGACGCCGCGATCGGCCGCATCGGCGGTGACGCGTGAACGCCAGCACGCTGCCCGGCTACGTCGATTGCTTCGCCGACCCGGGAGCGCTGAGCGGCGACGCCGCGGTCTACGCCCTGGCCATTCACCACGCCTGCCCCGGCCAATGCCTGCCCAGACTTCGAGCGGAGACCGCTCTCGATGCCGAGTACGAGACAGCGGACGCCCTCGCGCAGCCCAGCGCATACGACGAAATGTTCGCCGAACAGGTGCGCACGGCGATGCACCTGACCGAAAACGCCATCCGGTCACAGACTCCGGGGCTGCGACCGTCCCGGTAGGCGAGACGGCTGCACCCCGTCTCGCCGCGGCGGCGCCCGGTTGTGGAACGCCGGGCGCCGCACTTCAAATCAGCCCGGCATCGGGCCGGGGGAGGAAAGGGGAGTCGATGAAACTGATCATGGCGGTAGCGAGTGCAGCAGCAGGGGCCGCAGTCGCATTCACCGGCATCACGCCAGCGGTCGACGCGCCAGCCCACGCGGGGCCATGCCTGTTCGGGCACGTCGACGCACGCGACCCGAACAGCGCCTGCAAGGGCAGCCACGACGGGTCATGGCCGGAATCGGAGGGCACACCGGCGGGAACGCCGAAGCTCAGTTGCTCGCGGCTGAACGACGGTCAGCACGTGCGGGTGCGGCACCCGCAAGGAGGCTGGTCCTACTTCATCTGCCGCAAGCACACCGATCTGATCGGCCCGGACTACTGGGACTGGGACGAAGTCCTCGGCGCAGGCGCCTGATGGGAGGATGAACTATGGCCACCGGTGACGGACTCATCATCACGCCGCGCTACCACGACACCATTGCAGGCGCGGCACGGATCGCCATCGAACGCGGCGACGGATACCTCGGCGTCGAACACCTCATGCTCGCGATCCTCGCCGACCCGCACGCCGTGCCCACCCAAGATCTGCGGCGGCTCGGGCTCGACCCGGACGCCATCGGCCAGGCGCTCGACAACACGATGCGATCGGAGGCGCACAACGCGACGAGCTACCGCGCGCGGATGCTCGACGGGCGCGTGGTCGACGGCGCGCCCGACATCAACCCCTCGTGAACAACAAAACGCGCCCGACTCGTTAAGAGTCGGGCGCGTTTGTGTATCGATCGGCGAATCGATGCCGACATCCCCGGCAGCCGAGTAGCGTCTCGGCCACATTCAACAAGGGGATTCCATGGAGGACAGCCTCCCCGGCGCGGCCGGACAGTCGGACAACAACGCGATCGACAAGGCCGAGCGGCCGCGCCGGCGAAATCGGACGCTCGCATTGGTGCTAACAGCGGGCGTCGTCATCGGCGCGGCACTGGCCGCGGCCGGCTACTTCGGGTATCGCGCATACGACAACCGCCGAGACCAACCGAAGCCGCTACTCGTCGTCGGAACGATGACGTTGATCGGCTCCGCGAGCTGGGACGCGGCGGCCGCTGGCGGGTGCGAAGGCTCGGGCGGATACAGCGACATTCGCCAGGGAACCCGGGTAGTGCTCACCAACGAGTCTGGTACGACCATCGGTGTTTCGTCCCTCGAGAAGGGCTCGAAAGACGGGTCCGACTGCATGTTCCTATGGACGATGCTCGACGTCCCGGCCACCGAGAAGTTCTACACCCTCGAGATCGCGCGCCGCGGCGAGCTCACCTACACCAGGAAGGATCTCGAACTGCCGCTGACCACCACCCTCGGCGGCAAATGACCTGCGGGACCGCCGCTACAGGATGGCGTAGGCGGCCCAGTCGTCGAGGTTCGCCGGAGGTGCGCCGCCCCCGGACACTGCGGAGTCGTCCTCGCCGTGCACGCCGCAGTGCCGATTACTCAGGGGTACTTGCGTTGTCGTGAATGTCCCTTGCAGCACGGGCGCGTTGTCGAGGAACGCAGTGTAGACGGTGCCGCGCGCCTCCAGCCGGATCTTGCCGCCCTCAGGGGCTTTCGTCGTGCTGATGATGCCGGCGAGCCCGGTGGCGGAAGTGAAGTCCGTTCCGTCCCACGAGTACATGCAGATGCCGTGCTTGTCCGCGACGCGCCAATAGTGCACCCCGCCATGGTTGCTCGCCGGGTCGGCGCGCACGCACACGCTGACCGACGAGTGCAGCGGGTTGCGCCCGTTCCACCTGATGCGGGCCTCGCACGCCTGGTCGTCGCTGGTGGACGGTGTTGCGTGCCAGCCGAAAGAGATCGGCTCGGACGCGTTGCCGACCGCGGATAGTTCGCCCGACGCGACGTACAGCGGCCCGAACCGGGTGATCCAGTCCGCACTAAGGGATGCCCCGGTGAAATCGTCGGAGGCGAACAGGCTGTACGGGATGACGTCCCGGCCGACGAAGTTATCGAGGCTGTGCGAATTGGCCGACCACGTCCGCGATACGAACAGCCCGCAGCGTCGGTGGTTCGCGTCGCCCCACATCGCGTGACGGAAGGACGGCCCGGACTTCACCCCATTGAGGTAGACGGAATAGACGTGGTTCTCGTCGACTTGGACGCGCACCACGGTACCGACCGGGATCGTGACCGCGTGGTTACCGATTCCGGTGAAAGTGCCGGTGATGCCGTTGATGCGGCCCAGACTCCAGCCGTTCGCGGCGGTGCTCAGGATGATCATCTCGGTCGCGGCCGCGTTGCATCGCAACACCGCCCCCGCGCCTGCTGAGGTGTTCGGTGCCGAGCCGACGGTGAATTCCACGCTCTGGTACGGGGTGTCGGTCTCGGCGTTGTAGATCGCGGCACGGCGACCGGTCGCGGTCCCCTGCACCGCGAGCATGCCGGCGGTGACGCCGAGGTCCCCGCCGCTCTCGGTCCAGTCCGCACCGAGACTCGTCCCGGCCATGGCGTTGAAGTCACTGGAGTAGCAGGCCACGGTAAACCTCCATGAAAGTTGAGCTATGTGAGTTGGTAGGCCACAACCCGCCGCGGATCGGCTACGGCTGCCTGTGTGCGTGACTCCTGGGTGACGACAACCGACCGGTCCTCGGTGGTGATCGCCTGCACGCGCGCGCGGGGCGTGTCCGGCTCGGGCTGGCCGAGCACGCGTGCTGTCGCCGTGGTGCGCACGGTGATGACCCGTCCCGTGCTGGCGTGCAGGGATGCCGAGGCGGTGGCCGAGGTGGTGGCGGTGACCGTGGTCGCGGTGTCGGCGGGGGTGTTGCGGGTAACCGCCGCGGTCGCGGTCGCGGTGACGACGAGTGCGCCGTTGGCGGTCTTGACTCCGGCCGCGGTCCGGACCGCGGCCGCTGTGGGCGTGACGGTGATCGTGGTCGGGTTCGTCGCGAAAAGGGCAGCGAACGCGGCGGTGCGGGTGACAGTGACGACGAGGGGGACTGCCTGGATGGGGCGCGTGACCGCGGCCTCGGCGCTCAGCCCGACTGCGACGGCGAGTGGGGCCGAGGCCGGCGTCGACGCCGAGGCGGTCAGTCCGACCGTGACCGCGAGTGGTGCACCTGCGGTGGCCGCTCTGGCGGCGGTCGCGGTCGCGGCCGCTGTCACGTCGGTCTGAGCGCTCGCCGGTGTGGTGCGATCGACAGCCGCGGTCGGCGCCGCGGTCACCGCGAGGGTGTCGGCGAGGATCACCGGGCCCGCGAACGCGTCGGCGGTCGTTGCCGCGGTGATCGCCAGGGGCGCTTGCGCCGTGCCCGACCACGCTGCACCGGCGGTCGGCGCCGCGGTCACCGCGAGTGCGGCCGCCGCGGCGTAGTTGACGGCGGCGGTGGCGCTCGTGCCGACGGTGATCGTGGTGGACGTCGAGGCGGGTTGGCCGCGTTGAGCGTCGGCGGTGGCTGCGGCGGTGATCTCCAGCGGCGCAGAAGCGTTCGCGGTCCGTTGCGCCGTGGCGGTCGGGGTTGCTGTCACCGTGGTCGGCGCATCCCCGAGCGCGCCACGCACCGCGGTCGCGGTCGGGCTCACGGTCACATCGGTCTGAGTGCTCGCCGTGATCGGTACGCCCGCAATCGCGAGCGTCGCCGTGAACCGGCCGAGCACCGCGGTACTCGAGGTGGCGGTCCGGGTGCCGGTCGCGCCCGCCGCGGTCTGGCTGTCGACGCCGGCGCTGATGCCGTGCGCCGCGGTGATACCCGACATGGCAACCGAGGCGTCGAGTACTTCGGTCGCCGGTGAGGTCCAGGTGAACGTGTATGTCGTTGCGGCGGCGCGGATGCCGAACGCCCAGCACAGCAGGGCTACCTGCCCGGTGGTGGTGGTCGCGCTCGGCGTGGTGAACCCTGTGCTCGACGAGTTGTCGAACGAGCTGGCGTCGATGTTGATCGGGTTCGACGCGTCCACGGTCGCGCCCTGGTAGGCGACGATGCCTGCCAAGCTGGTAACCGCGACCGAAAAGTTCAGTGTGACACTGGTTTCCGCGCCACGGAACCGATAGAAGATGCTGTAGTTCTTGGCGTCGGATGCGCCGGACTGGTTGTTGTTCTCGGCCAGCGTCCACCCCGAAGGGGTGGTGTGGGTGTAGGTGCCCGCCGTATTGCGGTATGTGCCGACGCACAACACGAGCAGATCACCGCTGGCGGACCCGCTCGGATAGTTGACGACCAGCGAGGCCGACGTCGACGCGGACTGTGCCGTGCTCGTGCCGTTGGTCGTGACGCGCGACGGGGCGGGCACCGGGCCACCCTTGCGGCTATGCCGCGAGCGGCGCCAGGCTCAGCCCCGCCGCGGTCAGGGTCAACGTGTCACCGTTGACCACGGCTTTGGACGCGGTGAGCGCCGCCGACCACAAGAAGTTCCCGGACGACGAGGCATCCCAGAACGAGACGTGCGAGACGGTCTCGCTCGCGGTCATCGCGAACGACGGATTCGTACCCGTCAACGCGATAGCCCCGGACGCGGCCGCCCCGAACGTCGCCTGGCTGCGCGTGGTCAGGGCCGACGGATTCGAGGTGCCCGCCGAGCCGGGATCGCCGATGTGCAGCTTGGCGTAGATGCCCGACGGCTGCGTCCAGGCGGTGCCGCCGCGCAGGTGGTCGAGGATCTTGTTCGCCAGATTTGCGGTGTGGATACCAACAGTCATCGGTCAGTCCTCCTGTGTCTCAACAGATTCGGTGATGGTTTCGGCGTCGGTGGTGCCGTCGGCGTGCGTGACGGTGGCCTCGGCCCAGGTGCTGGCATCGAATGCTGCGGTCATGGTGGGTTACCTCGCTTCTACTGAGAGGGTCATGCGGCGGACGTCGGTCCGGCTCGCACTGGTGGTGATGCGGCACCGCACCTCGTACTCGGTGCCCGCGGTTCCTCCGGACAGCCACACGAGCACGGCGCTGCTGTCGTCGGTGGCCTCCTGGGATTCGATGGTCAACCCGGCGGGCACGGTGACCTCGAAACTCGAGATGGTCTCGCCGTCATCGAGCCAGGGCACCTCGCCGGGCACCCGCTCCGTGGGCCGTCCCTGCCCCCATACGAACCGGTAGTCGAGATTCGCCTCGGGGTCTTTGATCCGCCTCGGGTACAACATCATTCGTTCCCTTCGGCGGTGACGGGGTCGCCGATCTCATAGCCGAGATCGGTCAGGACCTCGGCGTGCGTGGAGACGACATAGGACTGATAGATCGGGTCGACCGTCGCGCCGGGGATACCGCCGTTGGCGGTGCAGCCGACGACATCGACTCCGGCATTGCGCCACTGCGAATACTCGACCGGATGCACGGTGACTGCGAGATATTCGTGTCCCCGATAGGGCGGGTCGACCCGCCAGATCTGAGCGTCACCGATCCACGAGGGATGTTCGGCGAGAACAAGATTCGCGATCATCAGGGAATCACCTCCATGTAGACCCAGACGGCGACCGCGCCGTTGCCGCCGTTGCCGCCGGGCAGCCATGCAGGCGGCAGGAGCCCGCCCCGGCGCCCGCCGCCCGCGCCACCACCGCCGCCACCGGGAGCGGCCCCCGCGCCGCCACCTCCAGGGCGCGAGTTCGCAGTCGCGCCGGGCCCGGCGTTGTTGCCGCCGCCACCGCCGCCGCCCCCACCACCCGAGAAGATGTGAGGGTCAGTGGCGGTGGTGCCCGCCGCAGCACCAGACGTTTCCGGCGGGCCCCCGTCACCACCAACGCCCAGAGCGGTCGATTGGCCCCGAAACCCCGGCGACATGTACTGATAGCCGTCATCGCCGCCGCCACCGCCTCCGTCGCCGCCGCGGCCCGGCGCACAGGTCGAGGCGACCGCCCCTTGCGCCGTGAACACATTCGAGGTGCCCGGCTTACCGGAGAGCAGCGAACCGAACGAGCTGGTGCCGCCGACTTGACCGATGCTGTTGACGGTGGCTCCGAGCCCGCCCGCGCCGACCGTGATCGTTTCCGTGCCTCCGACCATGGTGTGGTCGGACCATTCCTGATAGCGGTAGCCGCCGCCCTCGCCACCCTCGGCGCCGTCGGAATTGGTGCCCGGGGGCCCGTTGCCGCCGTTGCCGCCGTTGATCACCGCCGCAGCGATCCGGCTGATACGCATGCCCGCCGGCGGGGTGGGTTTCGTCCACGATCCACTGCCGGTGTAGAGGTAGCGGGTCACGGTCTGGCCGTCGATCACCGACGTCGTGACCGCCGCGGCCGCAGTGCTCGCGATCGCCCCGGCCTGGGCCTGCACGACCGGCATATTGCCTACGAAATCGTCGTTCACGACCCCGAAAATCGCCTCGAGTACCGAGCCGAACCCGCCGAGTATCGCCTGAATGATCGCGGCGATGATCGCGAATAGTCCGCCGTCGATTTGCCCCCAGCGGCCATCGCCGACAGTGGATTTCAGCTGCTCGGTGACTGCGGCCTCGGTGCGCGCGGACATGCCGGGGATCGAGGGGCCCGCCGATGCTCCGTATTCGCCGCCGTCGAACGGGGCCCCGGCTGGAAAGCTCACGTCAGCACCGCTCGGGTGGCACCGGCTGCTCGCGGCGGCGCTGCTCGAGAGCCGCGCGTTCGGCGACGAGTTGGTCGCGGCGGACGTCGATCGCCCGCGTCGTGGCGCGTAGGCGATTGAGTGCACCCAACGCGTCGACCCGCTCGCCCGGGGGTGGTGGCGTGACGAGGATTTCGATCATGGCTGACCAGGCGTCGTCGCGTTGGTTGCGTAACTGATCGTCCTGGTTCTCGAGATCGCGATCCTCGGTCCCGATGCGCCGCAATTCCAGTGAGGTGCTTCGGAATTGAGCGTTGCATTCCCGCTGATGCAGCGTGAACGACACGATCTGCACGAGCCCGAGCACGACAGCCACGGCCATCATGATCACGATCACGGTGAACGCTGGCGGGCGCAGCTCTACCGACGCGAGCCGCTCGCGGAACTGACGCCACCGCACGCGGATAGGCCGCCGGTCGAGTTCGGGAACAAGCCGGGTGCGCCGACCGCGGCGCACCCGGCGGAACCCGAGCAGATACATACCGGTCGCAGTGATCACGCTGCCGATGAGCAGCCCGACCAACACAGCGAGCCAGTAGTTAGTGATCATTTCCATCACCATCCGGGGCGTCCTCGTCCTCGTCGCGGGCCTCGTCGCGCGGGCGACGAGCCTTGAAATAGGCGGTGCCGAGAAGTCCCGCGATGCTGGTTATGACCGCGGTCATCGCGACCGCGACCTCGGGTTGGGGCCGATAGTCCTCGGCCCGGATCGCCGGCATCAGCACGAACGAAACGAGCCACCCGACGGTTATCGCCACCGAGATGCCTGCGAGCACCTTGACCAGGAGTCCGTTCTCGTCCACGCTTCACCACCTCTCCACACGTGCACACATCCGGGATTCGCCCGAGCAGCCAGCGCGGGCCACCCCGAGGCCCGGTCACCGCTCAGTCCTCGTCGCCCGACACGGGCCGCAATAGAGCACGTACGGCGGCCGGCAGTTTCAGCTCCGGCCATACCTTCGCGCGCGCCGTCACCAGCGCGCCGCCGCCGAGGATCGCCGCGGCGATGCCGATGATCAGATCCTCGGTCGCGTGGTCGACGATCCCCTTGCTGACGAGGTAGCCGACGACGAGCACGACCACGGGGCCGACCCGGGCCGCGAGGGGCTCCTCGTTCCACCACTTCCGCAACGCGTTCACGACTTCGCCTCCAGCAGTTCGAGAATCCGCTCGTTCTGTCGCATCACGTGCGCGATGCCGTCGACGAGAGTGCGGCGCGGGTTGTCGCTGTCGGCGCCGTCGCCGAGCTGGGGCCAGCCGTCGAAATTCGGCGAACCGCACAGCTGATCGAGGATGACCGCGACCGCCTCGACGAGATACCGGCCGCGGTCGGGGGCGGTTTCGACCGCCTTGCCGAGCAGCTCGGTCCAGCCCGCGCGGTCTGGGCCCATCAGCTGGACAGCGACATCTTCTGCATCGGACATGGGGTGCTCCTTGTCTGCGCTGAACAGCGCGGTGAGTTCCGCGGTCGTGCCGCGGAAGGCCCACGCGTCGATCTGGAGACCGGCGACACGGGCCCTTTGTGTGAATTGCAGGACAGCGACCCTGTTGCCGCCGTAGGGGTTCCAGCCGCTGGCGCTGGGGCCGGGGTAGAGCGCAGAGGCGTAGCCGGTCTGGTCGCTGCCGTAGCTCGAGGCCATCAAAGGCGGCAGGCCCGACAGGTCAGGGCGGCCGATGCCGTCCCAGTACCAGCGCGGCAGATACAACAGGGCGACGTGGTAGCCGCGGCGCACGAACTCGGCGTGCACGCCGCGCAGCACTTCGATCTGACCGGAACCGTTCTCGTGGTCGAGCATCACCGGCACGCCGCGGTCGGGCTCCGCGTGCTCGTAGTTGTCGACCTGCGCGGCCGCCGGTGTGGTGGTGACGTAGTGATAGGCCATGAACGCCAGGTTGTTTCGCTGCGCCCCGGCCTTCTGCTCGTGGTAGGCGGGGCTGGTGTACGTGCTGCCCTCGGTCGCCTTCGCAATGACCGCCGAGAACCCCTCGCCCGCAACCTGATCGAGGTCGATCCCCCGCTGCCATCCGGAGATGTCGACGCCGTAGACGGTCATGACCGCGGCCCCATCATCTGCGTCGCGATCTCGTCCCACACCGCGATGTCCGGGGCGCCCAGCGGCGCGCACGCGTAGCCCTTCGGCGGTATCAGCGAGGCGAGCTGACCGAGGGAGATCCAATACCCGTACGGGCGGAATCCGGAGTCGGCGACCCAGATAGCCTCGTCGTCGGAGTAGCCCATGAGCGCGATGTAGTGATAGACCGTCCCGCCGCTGTAGGCGGGCGACGCCGATCCGTTCACCCCGCGTGGGTAGTTCGACGGCGGGGCCACGATGTTGGCGACGATCCCGAATCCGGCGTCGATGCTGGCGCGGATGTCGGCCCACAATCGATCGATCTGGCCAGGGGTGGGCGGATCGTCGGGCATCTGCCGCACGAGGTAAACGTCTCCGCAGAACGCATTGAGCACCGGCGCGATCAGCCCGATGTGGTCGGTGCCGTTGCGGGTGGTGCGCATCGCGTTGGCCATCGCCTGTTCGGTGACATGGATGCCTCGCCCGCTCAGCACGACCTGCGTCGAGGCGGGTCCGCACCAATACGGTGTCTCCTGCGGCACAACTGACCGGTCGTAGGACAGCACGGTTTCACTCATCGTCGGGGGCCTCCTGTGCTTGTGCCTTCCGGCGTGCCTTCTCGAGCTGCTCCTGCGCGGCGCGCACTACATCGATGTGACGCGGGATGTCCTTCTCCAGCTGGGCGGCCATCGCGGCGCGCTGTTCGGGGTCGGTCATCGCCGCGATCTGATCGGCGAGGCTCGGTTTGACCGCGCGTAGCATCTGCTCGGCTTGGGTGTACTGCTGCTCGGGTGTCGACGCCGGCGCGGCCTCGGCGCGTGCGGCGGCCTGCTGCTCGTATTCCTCGCGTTTGACCCACTGTTGAGGTTGCAGCCATGCCGCGGCCTCGGGGTGTTCGCCGGTGCCGACCGGCATCTCGGTCATGAGGTCGGGCACGACCACTACGCCGCGGTTGATCAGCGCCTGCGCCCACGCCTGGCGAACGCGCGGATGGATCGGCACGAGCACGTCGGGGTTCCCGGCCTGGCCCGGGAAGGCGTCCAACAGCGCCATCAGCATGGTCAGCTGGTCGCCGCCGTCCCGGAAAATCGGATGTTCGGTCACAGAAATGTCCTCACGAGATCAGGTGCACGCCGATGTTCTGTAGCGTCGTGAACGCCTTGGTCAGCAGCCGCGCGTTACGGGCCGCCATCGACATCGCAGCGTCCGCTTTGCCTACAGTGGTCGACCAGCCGAAGAACTTCCCCGCCTCGAAGTCCCAATCGATTTCCATCTCCTCGACCTGATCCACGAACAACTTGTCGGTGACGTGGCTCGCGGTCGAGATGATGCGGTGACCGATGTCGTAATCGAGCCCCGGAATGTATTCGCCGCCGTCGCGCATCGTGAACTGGTGGGCGGTCTGAGATTTCGTGACCTCGAACCCCGCCCGCAGCGCGGCGACCGCCGACAGGGACCACGAATTGTTTTCCGCGCCCTGCTGATAGATCTCATACAGGTGAATCCATCCGAGATTATGGGCGCGAGTGTGGTTCGTCCATTGCAACCAAGCGAAAATGGTTCCCACCAGGAACGGCATTACCACGTCGGCGACAATCGAGCCGAGCCCGCTGAATCCGCCGAGTAGGAAATAGCCGATCAAGGCGGCGATGGATTCGATAGTGAGCCGTGCGAGTTGGTCGACGAGGGGGTTGTCGCCGCCGACTATCACGCTGACCGCGGTCGCGGGCGCCCAGGTGAGCTCGCTGGTTTCGATCTGGCTGTATCTGCTGTCGCGCACGGTGACGTGCGGGTGCGAGGGGATGGTGCCGTGGTAGTGGCCCTGGTAGTACTCGTCGGGCCAGATCGACTGATCGTCGTCCACGAACAGCCGAACATCCTCGACGAACCCGGACAGGAATTGCGCGACCGTGCGCTGTAACCCTGCTGCGATCCCGCCGCCGGTGCCGGTGCCATCGGCCGAGTAGTAGCCCGAATTGTCGACCACTTCGAAAACCAATGCGAGATTCTCGCAGGTGTCGACACCCTCGACCGGGCACGTCTCGCCGTCCACGGTCACGATGCGGCGATAGGTGATCGTGAGTTGTGCGTCGTCGAGCGCGTCGCCGATGATCTGATCCATGCGATTCATGCGAGTGGCAAGAATCGTCCACAAACTCGAATCGTCCAGATCGAACGGTTTGCATTTGATCAGGACCTGCCAGTCTGACCAATCGAAAAGATCATCCCAGGATTCGACATTGAATGGATCGTCCGGCATTGTCCACGGGTGCCCGTTGAGCCTTATCAGATTCATCAGGACCATCATGGAGATTGCCCACTTGGCAGGTCCGAAAATTGGTAGTACACGCGGGAATTGGAAAATCGGGATCGGCAATGCCGGGTTGGGTGGGCCGAGCATGAATTGCAAGAATTGGAGGTCGTCCACGAAATTCACTTCGAGATAGTGAACGCGGTTCTTCGTGACTACCTTCCAGTTTTTCAGCAGCCCCGACCATCGTTTCGCGCCGCCCATCACGTCGACGGTGACGATTACGTTTTTCTTGGCTTCGGGATCATCGGGAATCGACACGAGCCAGCGGGCTAGGTGATGGTCGAGGCGCAGGCGCAGTTGCCCGCCGACGCTCTTGTTGTTCTTCCACGGGAATTTCCCGGCGACGGTGTCCGGCACCCGGCCTTGCAGAACAGCCCCCGGTGAGCCGTCGGGACGGTTCTTCCACAGCCGCGTCAACGGCGGGGTGCGGCGCAGGCGGGTGAGGTTGTCGCGGATCTCGTCGGTCTGCGCAGACAAGGCTTCGATGTCGGCGAACGTGGTGGTCAAATCGTCACCCCCCACGGTCGCGAGAACCGGCGCGGAATCCAGAACTTGATGCCGGCGCCCGCCTGCACGCCCTCGCATTGGACGGTGACCGGGGTCGGTGGCGTCCATGGCGCGATCGGGTAGAGAATCCCGTTGGATTGCCAGCGGTCTTGTACGGGTGCACCATTCGCGGCGATCAGCGTCGGCTCGTCCGGGTCGCTGTCGATCGAGGTGTCCTCACCGGTGACCAGCGTCGGCAACCACACCATCCGCGCGGCGTCGTCGGCGGCCCGGTTGAACGGATAGGTCGCCTTCGCGTAGATCTTCTGACCCCAGCTGCGATCGAAGACCCGCCATCGCCCCGGCGCGTTCGCGAAGCCGCGCCAGAACACCGGCACGTCGCCGCGGTTGGGGACCATGACCGTCCCGGTCGCGGTCGATGTCGGCGGAATCCACTCCAGCTCGACCGGGGACGATTCCCAGAACGGACGCTCACACGCCGCGCTGATACCGAGAGTCGACTCGTGACGCAGCCATGGGTCGTAGCCCTCCCACTCGGCCGAGGCGTAGGCGATCGGCTCGGTCAGCAACCGCATCTCCAGCCGCCGGACACCGTACGACGTGTGCGCCTCCAGCCAGAACGTGTCTTCACCGACGAGGCCGAGTGCCATCCGGAAACGAGAATCGCGGTCGGCCCATTGCGCCGGATCGCGGCCGCTGATCTGCACCGAGAACACGGGGTCGCGGCGTTCGAAGGTCATGCCCTGGTAGTGCGCGCCGGTCGCACTGTTGAGCCAGTACGTTTTCGCTGGGGCGTCGATGAGTTTCGACGGCCCCTTGCGCAGCAGTACGCCCTCGGACTCGTCGGTCAGGTTCCAGCGGGAACCGTCGCGGCCGAGCAAGAACAGTGTCAGGTACTCGCTCACCCGGGCAGCCCCGCCATCGCGCCTTGCGCCTGTAGCGCGGACCACCGGTCTTGCTCGCGCACGAGCTCGCCCATGTCGGTCACCGTGACCGGGGCGTGGAAGTGCACGCCGTGATCGCGATTCACCGTGCGCGAATCGCCGCCGCGCGGGGTCATCCCGGCGGGCAGCGGCGGCAGCGGCATCGGCAGTCCGGCGTTGATCGCCTCCAGCTGCGGCCCCCACGTCTCGGCCGGGCCCGCGCTCACCACGAACTCTTTGTTGCTCAGCCACGGCGCGGGGATGCTGTCGCTGGTGGTGGTGCCCGGCCCGAACACCCAACCGCCATTCCGATAGCCGTGACCCTGCCCCCACACCCCCACCGGCGTCCCATACCGGGCGACCGTATAGCGCAGCGCCGCAGCGATATTCGCCGACGGATGCCAGATGTCGGACGGATACAGCTCGGACTTGTAGGAGTTGAACGTCGGGTCGATCACCTGCATCAGGCCCTTGCTCGGGATGCCCTTCTTGGCGTTGCTGTCCCAGAGGTTGATCGCGCGCGGGTTACCGCCGGACTCCGACTGCATCTGCGCCAGGCCCAGACTCAGCCAGCTCGCCGGCATCGCGAGCGCGGACAGCACCGAGGCGAACGTCGGCGACCACTGCTGCACCCCGCCGCCCGGGTTGTACTCCGGGCTCGGCGTGCCCTGCTCGCCGGTGCTGCTGCTCGACGAACTCGTGCCGGACTCGCTGCCCTTCTTGTCGACGGGCAGGTTCTTCGGGGTGTAGTCGTAGCCTTCGCCGTCGGCAGGCTGCCCGGGTTCGCCTTGCCCGGCCTTGCCGGCGTAGAAGTTGATCGCGGTGTTCAGGCTGCGGGTGTAGACGTTGCCGCCGGACAAGATGCTGTTCTCCAGGCCGAACATCGCGAGGATGCCCTCGGCGAGGATGCCCGCGCCCTTGGCCGCGATTCCCGGCAGACTGATATCGACATCGCCTGCGCCGCTTCCACTTCCGGATTTCGACGATTGCAGCGAACGCAGCTTCTGCGCGCGCTGGTTCTGGGCCCGCTGGTAGTCGCGGTCCGCGGCCGCCTTCTCCTCGGCGGTCGCGTTCGGGTCCGCATAGATCTGATTGCGCTTGGTGTTGGCCTGGTCAACCGAAGCGTCGGCGTCCTCCCGTTCGAGCTCGTCGTCGCTGCGGCGGCCCGGCAGCGCCTGCTGCGGCAACACCTCCGACGACGGGCCCGGCGTGCCGGAGCGCCCTGCCTTGCGGTCCTCGAGCTGGCGCACCTTCAGCTCGGCCTCACGCACTGCCAGCTCGGCGGCTTCACGCTCGGACGGCTTCACGTTCTTCTTGAAATCCAGTGCGCGCAAACGCTCCTGCGCCTGTGTGACCGCGTTCTGCGCCTGCGCGAGGTCGATATCGTCCTTCTCGCCCCACGGCTTGACCGCACCGCCCTGCGCCATCGGCTGCACGAGACCGGCTTGCAGCGCCGCACGGAACCGGTACACGCCAGCTTGCCCGCCGAGCTTGTCAACATCAGAGGTAGTGAGCATGTGCTCGCCGGGCATGCCGAGCAGCGCCACACTGTCGCGCCCGGGGATGCCACCCTCGATCGGCCCGCCGCCGGCGTAATGGACGTAGCCGGACTCGGGAGAATACGTGTCGGCGTTCTCGCGAACAGCCGGGCTGTCGATGCCCTGCTGCACGCGCAACATAATGTTCTTGGTGACCGGCCTGGTCGCCTCGGCCTCGATCTTCACCAGCTGCGCGCGGGCCTGCTCGTCGTTCAGCGTGACGACGACGGTCTTGTCCGGCAGCTCCTGCACCGTGTAGCCGAGCTTGCGCATCGCATCCTGCTGCTCGACCGTCGCCGACTTCAAAACCACAGTGTTCGCGGTCACCCGGTCGACTTCGACGCCGTACGAAGCGAACGCGTCCCGGCCTTGCTGCGTCAGCTCGAACAAACCCCGGGATGCGTCAGTCACCTGGACGGCTTCGTTGCCTTCGCGCGCCATGGCTTCTGACGTCTCGTTCATCTTGCCGCCGAGCGTGGCCGCGGACTCGCCGACGTCGTTGTACGCGGCCTTCAGCTGCGCGAGGTCCGGCAACACTTCCTCGCTGCCCTGAGCGGCGAGCGCGGCCTGTGCCTTGTCGATCCCCTCGCGGTACTTCTTGACCGCCTCTGGAAGCCCTTGCAACGCTTGGGCAATCTCGGTGTCCGACAGCCCTGATGCCCGCGCCCGCCCGAAGGTGTTGGCGCTCTCGGGGGTCGCGTCCCGCTGCTCGAGGATGATCTGTGTCAGCCGCTCGTTGATCTGATCCCGGGCGACCGGGTCGACGCCGGTCGACGCGCGAACAAAAGCTTCGCGCCCAACACCCAATGTGCTTGCGCGGGTGAGGTATCCCTCTTTGCCGAACTGCTCGGCCGCAGTCGACAGGGTGGCTTGGGTGGCCTTGCCGGTCGTCTCGTCGAGGGTGCGGCCCAACGCCTCGAGCTTGGCGCGTTGTTCCTCGGCGGCGCGCGCGGCCTCGGCGTGCCGTTGCGCGAGGATGCCGATACCGGCGGCCGCGACACCTACGCCGAGAGTGATCAGCCCCTGCGGGCCGATCATCGCCCCGATGCCACCGAGCGCGCGCCCGAAGTTCGAGGCGCTCGAGCTGGCAGCCATACCGTTGCGGAACGTGTCCAGCCGGGTGTTCGCGCCGCTGATGACGTTTTGCAAGCCGGTGAAGATCGGGCCGATCGTGCGGAACGCGAGATAGGACACGAGCAGGGTCTTGACGAGCCCCTCGTGATTCGCCAGCAGGGATGCAGCCCCCGACAGGAACGGCATCAGGATTGCCGACCACGCCTGCGCGGCCTCGTACACGGACTTCAGGATCGTGCCGACCGATTGCAGGACGGGCACCCACCGGTCGAGCTGCTCTTGTCCCTGCACGAAGAACGTCGTCAGCTTCTCTTGTCCCTCAGTGGATTTGAGCCAGCCCGCCCATTTGTCGGTGAGCCGGTCGGTAGTCGCGAGGAAGCCCTCGCCGCCGAGCTTTCCCGCGTTCAGAACCGAGTTCAGCATCGAGCCGAGATTGCCGAGCACCGACAGCAACCGCCCGCCGGCCTCGATGCCCTCGTTCATCCACCGGTCCAGATCGCCCGCCTGATCGGCGCGCGTCAGGAACGCATCGAACTGTGTCGCCGCATCGGTGAACGACTGCGCGAGCCGGGGCATCTTGTCGGTACCCGCATCGGTCAGGGTGAACAGGCTCGAGATGACCGGGGCGAGCGCACTGTTCAGAATCCCGGCCGAGGTGGCGGTGTTACGGAACACGGTGTCGACCGCGCCGACGGCACGCTCGGAGCCCAGCTCGCCGAGTATCGTCCGGAACCCGGTATTGAACTGGCCGGCCAGCAAGCCCATGCCACGATCGAGCGCGGGCAGCTGCTCATCGACCACGCGATGGAGCGGCTCGGTCAGGTTCTTCAGCGTGATCGACTGGACACGGTCCCCGATTCGCTCCCACTGCCCATCATGGGATTTCATGAGATCGACCAGGGCACGACCCTCACGGGTCAGACCCTCGTAAGCCTCCTGCCCCTTCTTGCCGTCAGCGAACGCGTCTTTCAACCCGTTCAGACCGATCGCCAAGGTCGTGCCGCCCGCGGCGGCCGCGGCGAAGAAGCCGGGCAGCAGCGCGGCGTTCTGCGTCAGCGCTTGCATGTCGGCGCCGATCGAAGCGACCGCGGCGCCGAGCGCGGGCACCTGCGACAGGCCGAGCGCGCCGGCGTTGAGAATGAGCGGGTTGGTCAGCAGGCCACCGAGCAGGCCCCGCGATCCGCCAGCGCTGCCGGTGTCGGCGCGCACGTTCACACCTACCGTGGTGCCGTTGAGTGCGGCGATCTGTGCTGCGGCCCCGGCGGTGTCGGCGTCGACGTTGACGGTCAGGTCTCGGTAGGAGGCTCGCAGCAACGCCAGATCGTCGGCCGCGGTGCGGGTGTCGGCGCCGACCTGCACGTCCACCCGCAGGTCCATCGCCGCCAGCCGCCCGCGGATCAGGGTCTCGACCGCATCGAGGGATACCTCGTCGACACCGACTCGGACCTCGACCGCTCGCGCGATCGTCCGCAGGTGCGTGTCGAGTTCGTCCTCGAACTCCGAGGTGTCGGCATGGATCTTCACGTCCAGGTCGGCGTGAACGCGTTCGAGGTATTCCTGTAGCTCGCGCGCGAATTCCGTGAAATCCGGGTGGATTTCGACGCCGAGCTTTGCCTCGACCTCCTCGAGGTCTGCGCGCAGTTCCCGCACGAAACCGCTGAAATCGGGGCCGATAGAGACATCGGCCTCACCGGCGGAGAACCTCGTTGCCACTCACTCACCCCCCGTCAGCTGTAGTTCCATCTCGATCAGCGGCGCGCGCCGGATCGCCTCTCGCGCAGCGAGATGCGGATAGTCGGGACGGGGTGAGACCGGCGCGGCGTTCGGATCGAGGCGCAAGGTGGCGTACACGATCTGAGCGAGCCGGTCGGTCATCGCGGCGAGGGTCGACTCGAGCGCACCGAATCCTTCGATCGGCGGTGGCGTGGGCCGGTCAGGCTCCTTCTGTGCCGCGAGTTCGGCGACGACCTCGGGTTCTTGGATGCGCTGGGACCAGCACGCCGAGCCCATCCGCCGGCGTAATCGCTCCCAGTACTCGAACAGAGTGCGCCAATCCCGGTCACCGCGTAGCCAGTCGTCGAGGTCGAGGTGCAGGACGGTTTGGAGATCCCAGCGCAGGGCGGCCCCGTAAACGCCTACGACGTCGACGAGGCCGCAGTACCCCCCACCTCGGCGGCACCTCGGCCGAGGAAGTGGTCAGTCAGTCGCATCTGCAACCCGACAAGCAGGCGTTCGCCGTCGGGCTGACCTCGGAACGCCCGCACCACTCTCAGCAAGCCGAGATCGCCGAGCAGCACGCGCAAGACGCCGATCGAATCGGAATGACGCGATGCCGTGTCGAGGGCGATCTTGTCCTCCAGGTCGGCCGGGAACCGTGCGGTCACGGGCGGATCGATCCAGTCCAGCACGTACGGTGCCATGACGCGACCGTCGAGGCCGATATCGCCTGCGATGGAACGGAGTTCGTCAAACGCCTCGATCTTGCGTTGCGTTTGCGCCTGTGCAGCGTCGTCGGTCTTCGCCCGTTGAACGGCCGGCTTCTTCGTGTCGGCCTTGCGGGGCGCGGACTTTCGCGGGGCACTCTTGCGGGGTGTGCTCGCGGCCATGGTGATTCCTCCTGCCCTGGCGGGTTCCTGGCGGGAGCCGCCCCCGTGGCCCGCCAGGACGACACGGGGACGGCGCTCGAAGGGGGTCAGGCGACGGTGATCGCGCTCGTATCGGACAGCGCGCCGAGGGTGGCGGTGATCGTGGCCGCCGAACCGACCGCCACCGCGGTGACGCGGCCGGTCGGGGTGACCGTCGCGCGGCCCGCGTTGCTCGTGCCGTAGGTGCACTCGGCGGTGCGGTCGAACCCGTTGTCGTCGATGACCAACAGCTGAAGCTGCTCGCCGACCGCCAGGGTCGTTGCAGGCGGGGTGACCGAGATCGCGGTCGCAGCCCCGACGAATCCGGCGGTTGCGGCGATCGAGTCGAAACCCGCACCAGCGATACCGAAGTCGTAGCTTCCACCGAAAACGGGGTCGTCGAGGATGCCGAGCGTGAACGGCAAACCGAGCTCCTTGCCGACCTGGCCTTGCATCGCGCCGCGCTTCTTGACCGAGCACTTCGGGTACATGAAGAACGGGTACAGTGCACCGCTTGAGTTGGTGTCTTTCGCGATGACCAGCGCCGAGTAGTACCGCACATCGAGCGTCGGCAGCTTGCGCGCACGGAAGCCCTTGCCGGGCTCGGCGGTCACGGTCGCGAGCGACATGTTGTGCGCCAGTTCGAGATTGATCTTCCGCCACTCCTGCGCGACGTAGTCGATCGAGAGCATTTCGCCGGTCATGATCTCCCGGCGCGGCATCGGCGACCCGTAGCCGTCGATCGTGGCGGTCTGCGTATCCGGCGCCAGGCTCACGGCCGCCGCTTTTTGCAACTCGCCGGAGGTCTTCCAGCCTGCGGGCAGCGTCTGGAGTACCCCGGATGAATCGGTGAGGTCGGTCGGGAAATACGACGCGCCGGGCGCCCAATCGTGCAGGCAAACAAGCCAGTCGAGCGCGGACATCACCAGCGGGTCTTGCTTGTCCTTCAGTTCCAAGAAGGTGGTTGCGGCCATGGCAGGCGGCTCCTTTCGGGCGTGACGAACTGCCGCGGCCCGGTCGGGCGCGGTGCGTCAGGGGTGATTCAGAGGGGCAGGGACTCGCGGATACGCGCGTAGTCCGGTGTGGTGGTGGGAAGTCGGCACTCGATGCGGAAGGTCGCCGGGACCATTCGCTCGTCGAGATCGAGCTCGAATATCTGCTGCGGCCCGACCAGTTCCTCGACGAACGAGATGTGGCTGATCGTGCCGTCCTCGCGGCGGACCGCGCCGCCGTGCTCGTAGGACAGGATCATCTGCCGCAGGTATTCCATGACGGCCCAGCTGTCGGCGCGGGTCGCCGCGATGGTGACGACTTGCACCGCGGCCGCGTCGTAGAGCCCTTCGGCGCCGAGCCCGCCTCGATGGATGCGTACCAGGACGCGCCCGGCGTCCAACTGCGTCTCGAGGTCATCGGGCAGCCAGGTGTAGGCCGCACCCGCCGGGGTGAGCAGGTCGAGCCAGCGTTGCGTGAGGTCGCACATCAGCAGTTCACGGTCGGGCCAGCCGCCCTCGTAGAAGTCCGGGAACTGCACGCTCACAACGTCCCCAACATGTCCAACACCTGGTTGAGGTCGTCGTGCCCGGCGATGACCGCGGTCACCTGACCGGCCTTGTTGCGCCGCTGGTATCCGTAGTTGTGGCCGAGCGCGTGCGGAGCCTCGGCGCCACCTATGACGAGGCGCGACTTCCACCTGTCTTTCAGCCGGCCGCCGCGGTAGGTCTCGATTCTCGCCGACCGCGCCAGGCGGCTCGTACGTTTCGAGACGATGTCACGAAAGATCGCCTGTGCGATCTCGGCGCGCTCGTACATCAGCGCCCGCATCTGCGGCGAAAGCAACAGACCCTCGATCGCCGGATTGCTCCCGGCGCCGGACTCGTTCCGGTACGGAATGTTGTGCTTCATCCGGTCACCGCCTTCAGCGTGTAGATCAGATAGCCCGGATTCCATCCGGTCATCGGGTGGACGCGATCCCAGTTCGCCGGGCCCAGAACCTGATACCGGACCCCGGTCGATTCGCGGCGCAGCTGATCTGACTGCCGCACTTCGGGCGAGCCCTTCGGCACCGCCAGGGTGCTCGTCAGGGTCGCCGATTCGCGCGCGTTCGCCGGATACTCCCCGCCCGGTTCGACCGGGACGTTCTGCCAGTACACGCATTTTGTGAGCGTTCCGGCCGGGCTCCTGTCCCGGTCGCCGGTCCGATCCCCTGCGCCCCGCAGAATCGTCCATGTCTCGCCGTACGGGACGACGAACGGCTGCACTACAGCCCCGGCCCGCTCGCCGACACCGCGCCGGACACATTCACTCCGAGCAGGGCGAGGATCGCGTCGCGCTCGGCGTTGGTGATGTAGAGGTTCCCGTCGGGATTCTTGTAGGCGATCTGCGTCGAGAACGGCCCCATCACCTGATAGGTGCTGGCGGCCCCTTCGATCGCGCCGGTCGTGAGCGCACGGCGAACCATGCTGCACGACAAGATCTCCAGGCCCTTGGCAAGTTCGGCGTCGTCCTCGGCCAGGGTGACGAGATCGCCGTACACCCGGAACCACACCGACAGCCACCACGCCGCGTCACCCATCAACGTCTCGACCTGTTCCTCGCTCGCCTGGGGCAAGGCCGGCGGGCGCGCCACGAGATCGTCGTAGGTGGCGAACGGCATCGGTCAGTCCCCCGCGCCCGGCGGGTTCGCTGCCACGATGAGCGCGAGAATGTCGGCTTTCAGCTTGGCGTCGCCGAGGTCGATCCCGTTCGCCTCCGCGAACGCCTGCAACTGCGGGACCGTCCAGGATGTCGACGGCTCGCCCTCGGGGAACGGCGCCGGTTCGGGCTCGGCTTCGCCCGTGTCCGCCGCCGGGGCGGGCTCGAGCACCTGCGGCTTGTTGAGCCGGTCGAAGCGCTCGACGTGATCGGGATGGACGAGCACGACAGCGCCGTTGTCGGCGCGGCGGGTCTTGCCCGCCGCGTCGATGTAGGCCATCGAGCCCATGCGCACGGTGCGCTTCACCCCGCTCATGCCGCGAGACCCGTCAGCTTGATCGCGTTGTACGGGTTGGTGACCGCGAACACGCTGCGCACCGAGGACTGCACCCAGGTCGACTCGATGCCCTCGGCCCGGTACGTGGTGGTGGTGAGCGGCTTCTCGTAGCGGACCTGCCCGACGAGACCCTCTTGCACCGCGTAGCCGGTACCTGCGGTGACCACGTTGGACACCGCGACGCCGAAGCCCTGCGACCGCAACCACGCCTCGGCGTCGCCGTAGATGATCGACAGGTTCGCGAACTCCTGCGGATTCAGGATCAGCAGGTTGAACGTCGTGCCGAACTCCTTGACCTCGCCGCGCTTGCGGATTTCGGCGAGATCGGCGGCCGGGAGCGCTGCTTTGTTCTCGGTCGAGAGTGTGAGCGCGGTGGCGTCCGCCCATGAGGTAGCGGTGATCTGGAGATCGGAACCGATCGCGGTGATCGACGCTTCCAGCTCGGCCAGCGCGCGGGCGTGCAGCTGGCGCACGATGTCGTTGCCGAGCTTGACCGATTCGTTCTGAATCAGCGACAGGTCGTTGCGGTCGCGTGCCTCGTCGGTGACGAGGTATTTGCCGCCCAGCTTCTCGACCTGAGCCGTCTTCGGCTCGGGCCGATCGAAGGTGACTTCGGGGAACTCGGCGCCCGGCGCGATCTTCTGCGCGCCACGCGTCGGGAACAGGTCGTTGCTGGTGAGCTGTGTGTACACCAGCGCGCCACCCTGTACGCCTCCGCTGTTGGTGAAAATGCGCTCCGCGAAGTAGTTCTTCAGCGCCAGATCCGACAAGTACGCGTTGATGCGCGTCGGTTCCTTCAGCATCAGATCGACGGTGATCAGGTTGCCCGCAACGGAAGGCGTGCCGAGCGGGTACTGCTGCGAGTACGCAGTTTGTGCCATTGTCCTGCCTCCTTTCCGTTACGCGCCGTACAGCGCGACCATGACCGGGTTGTTGTTGGTGCCGTCCTCGACGGCCATACCGACGGCCTTGCCCGAGGCGAGGGTTACCGCCTTGCCGGACGAGCCGACCTCGACCTCGGCGCCGGCCGAGATGCTGCCGCCCGCAGTGACGGGCACGATGCCGCCGCGGTGAATCAGGCCGGTCGCTCCGGACGCGATATCGGCGCTGGCGACTCCCAGCGCTTTCGCCGCCGCGGTCGCGGTCGCCGACTTGATCAGGCCGGTCGAGGTGTCCCGGGTCGCCGAGACACCGACGAACGTCTTGCCGGTGATATTGGCCGTGGCCAGGATGGTGATGTCCTTGCCCGGCCGGAACAGAGGTGAGCACTCATTCGCCATGAGCTGCCAACTCCTTTCGGTGAGCCCCTACGGCTTCCAGGCCGCGGGGTATGAGGTGTCCGGCTGAGCCGGCGGGGTGGGCGAGGCTCCTGGCCTCAGACCCTCGACCGGCCGGTCACTCGGCGGCGGGGTCGGTGCGGTGCCGGACGGGTACCGCGCGGCAAGGCGCGCCGCGCGTGCGTCCAGTTCTTCCGGGGTTCCGGACCCCAGCAGATCGTGATCTTCTTCAGGGATGCCGTGTTTGGCCGCTGCGCGGAGCACGTTCGCCTCGGCTTCCCGGTCGGCGGCGAGCTTTTCGGCTGCGTCGGCGCGCTCGCGTTCCCGCTGCGCCTCGGACTTGGCCGCTTCCTGCGCCGCCTCGTACTCCTTGACGATCGGCTCGGCGGCCTGATATTTGCGCCGCCAATCGGAGTTCTCGGCGCGCAGCTCGCTGATTACCTTCGTGGCCTCCTCCGGAGTCCAATCGGTTTTCAGCGCAGCAGGCGCCGGGGTGGCCGCGGGGGGCGCAGGATCGGGAGCGCCCGCACCGGAAGCGCCCGGCATATCCGCCGGGGTCGGTACAGGTGCCGTCGGGTCGGTCGCGGGCGTCGGAGCGGTCATCGTGTAGCCCTCCTGGGGCGTCGGGCCGCCGCCAGGGCAGCCGGTGGGTTTTCCTTGATCGCGGCCGCGAACGCCTTCAGCGCTGCACTGCCGGACAGGTTTTCGGTGCTGTCGTTCCACAGCTGCTCGATCTCTTCGCCGAGCGCGGGATTGGCAGCGATGCGCCGGAACGCACGGTTGAACGTCAGGCGCGTTTCCTCGTCGAGGTCACGCGCCGCGGTGCCCGCGGCGATCCAGAGTCGTTCGAGCCGTTCGAACTCGGTTCGGCCCTCCCAGTCGCGTCCGCGGCGCACGAGCACGACCTCGCAGTCACAGTTGTCGTGATACAGCTCGCCGAGAGCGCGGCTCCCGCGCGGCCGCCCCGCGCGGCCGACCACGGTCAGCGCGGACTTGTCCGAGCGATACACCGGTCCTCGGCTGGCGAGCATCGCGCAGAACGCGCAGTTCTCGTCACCGGAGAGCACACGCGCCCAGCCGATCTCGTCACCGGCACCCAGCGCGGTGTGCGCGATAGCGTTGCGGCCCGCCGCGGCGACGTGACGAGTCAGCGTCGCGCTGACCGCGTCGGCGACCTGGCGCACCACCACCCGGTCAGTGCGATTCGCCGCCGTCGCCGCCGTCACACGGACACGGGACCGGCGCCGCGACGCCGGGTCCAGTTCGGCCGGCGCGGCGACACGTGCTCGTGGCCGCTCGGCTACCTCCGGTGCGCTCACACGGGCCCGCGGCCTCGCAGAACTGTCCGGGATTTCCGGACTGTTCGGAGATTCCGAAGGGTTCAGCGCTTGCTGCTCTGGTTCTCGCCGCGGCGGCGCTGGTGGTTTGACCGCGCGTTCCAGCGCGGCGACGACCGCCTCGACCGGGTACGGGTCCGCGTCGGCGGGCCGGATCGCGGGATCGAACACGCGGATCTGTTCGACCGCGCGCCCGTAACTGCGGCGGCGCCGAGCCACGACCTGCCGGTGCAGCTGCCGCGCCATCTGCTGACGCTGCTCAGGAGTGACCGGCACCCCGTCGGCAGTCATGCGCCGCAGCACGATTCGGGCGAGGGAAGCACCGAGAGCACGGTGCAGCAGCCGCAGAACCGCGGACAGCACCGGTTAGACCTCGATCGGGATATCGTCCTCGAGCGCCCGCGCGGCCCGCGCGCGCTCGACCTTCTCCTTGGTCCATCCGGGAATGTCTTCCCACAGGATCTCGTCCGGCACGTTCAGCATCGTCGCGAGCTTGCCCAGACCATCCACCATCTGCGCGAAGCTCCGTGCCGTCGCGTCACGCCAAATCACCTCGGACGCAAAGTCAGCCGCCGCCGCGGTGTCGCCTGCGATGTGGGCCGCGGTGCGGAACATCTGCTCGTAGGATTCGCCGAGCGATGTCTCGATCTCGCTGACCTTGCGGTCCTTGCCCGCCTCCAGCGCGGCGAGGCTCGCCTCGCTGATGTTCGAGATACCCGACAGGCCCAGCTGCTGCGCGGGCACCTGCCCTACCGCGGCGAGGTCGCGTAGCCCCGATTCCTTGGACTTGATGTAGTTGTCCAGGTCGGTTGCATCGAACTGGCCCGCGCTGACCGTCGAGTCTTTGAAATACCAGGTGTCCGAGGCTGCGTGGCGCAACGCGTCGGCTTCGTTCTTCGGAATCCAGCCCATGACGTACCGCTGCCGGAACGCCGACCAGTACTGCGCGACCAGCATCTCGTAAGTGGTCTCGTTGATGCGTTCCTGAATCGTGAGCAGGGGCTCGATGATCCCGAACTGCTCCTCACCATCGAGCAGGACACGGTCTTGGAACCGCACCACCGGGCAGACACCGACACCGTGGTTGCGGCCCTCGATGTAGTCGAAATTGCCGACCGCGATATACGACGGGTCTGTCCAACCGAGCGCGGACTGTGGGACGTTTTTCACGCCGATGAAATGCACGCTGGATTCGTCGTAGAGCCGGATCATCGGCCCCTTCATCTCCATCGCCTGAATCGGCCACGCGTCATCGACCGGGCCGCCGTCGCGCGGATTCCATTCCAGCGGTTCGCCATACAGCGCGGTCATCTGCCGCGGCGATACCCCGCGCAGGTGTACCGCCGCCTCACCCTCGGCGGCGTCGACGGTGAGCGAGGGCAGCACGGTGGCATACGCGACGCCGTAATGCAGTGCGCCACGGTTGATCCCGGTCTGTTTGGCGTCGAACTGGTTGCGCTGCCACCACGTCCACGGGCCCGCAGTGGTCCGCATCTCCCGGCGTCCGGTCTCGGGGTTGATCTGCCCGCCGGTGAGGTAGTTGTCGACTTTGAGGGCCTGGCCGAACACGTCCAGGATCAGCGGCAGGAAATTCGTTTGGCTCTTGCGGGCGAGACCGACCAGGGCCGACAGCGCGCCTTGCATCTGCGTCGAGGTCACGCCGCGAATCTCGAGCGCCGCCAGCGCCGTGCTCGCGGTCCATGGGCGCATCGCCGCGGCCAGCACCTCGAGCCGTTGCGCCTCATACCAGCGCGGCCCTTGCAGCATGTACCGGGCGGCGTCTACGGCCTGCTGTCGGTTCACCGATCACCGCCTCTCACACGAACATCGCCTCACCGGACGGTTCCGGGTGAGCGAGTAGCCAGACCTTGCGCATCAGCCGGGCGCCGACCATCGCGACCGCGGCGTCGACCTTGCGGGCCGAGCCGCGCGCCGACTTGCCGAGTCCGACACCGTATTTGCCGGGCCGCCGCCGCGCGTTGTGCACGTGGGCGCGTAGCCGCTTGTGGCCGTCGTGGCGGAAAGCCTGGTCTTTAATGTCGGTGACCGTGCGCTCGGCGTGCTCGGTGTGCAACGCGGCGTGCCGCGGCGAACGCATGTCCCAAACGATCGGGTGCTGACGATCGCCCGATCGCACGGCGGGCAACCGCCAATCCTGAATGGTCGCCCACTCGTCACACAGCGGTTCCCAGAACAGTTCGCCGGACTCGTCGTCGCGGGCGTCCGACGGATCACACCAGAACCCAACGACGTCCCAGCGCGCGCACGCCCATCGCACTCGGCCGTCGACGTCGGCGCGGTCGACGAGCCAGGCTCGTTTGCTGTCGTGGTTCGCAGGCCGTTCCCAGATGCCGACCACGAACACGTTGCCGGTGTCGAGGCAGCAGCCGATCAGGGCCGTCGAGTCGTCGCTCTTGGAGCCGTCGAGGAACATGAAGATCTCGGCGCCCTCGGCCGGGGCCGGACTCGGCGGGCTACTGAGCCGGTCCCACAGCTGCGGCGTCGTCCATGCGTCGGCCGTGGCGACGATCTGGTTGTACCACTTGCGCCGCGACTCGCTCGGCGGGTTCGCCGGGTTCAGGATGCTCTTGACGATGCGCCCGTTCGGCCGGGTGTCGAGCCAGTACGAATCGCCGCGGATCGAGTGCACCACCGCGGGTGCGTCCTCGGCGGTGAGCGGCGCGGCCGGCGGTGCCTCGAGGCTGTCGTACAGCACACCGAAGTCCATCGCGGTCGCGTCTTCGCCGAGGGTCGCCTCGTACGCTTCGCGGGCACGCTCGCCGACCGAGTCCTCACCCGGCCGGTAGGCGTTGCAGATGTCGAGTATCCGTGCAGGCGAGTCCATCTCGGCCTTGGCGGCGTTGCCCTCCAGCGCGCCCGCCATGTCATGCCCGCCGTTCGAGCTGTTCCAGTTCTGCGTCTCGGTGCGGACCACCAGCGTGGGCCGGCCGCCCTCGATCGCCAGAGGCGAACTCGTGACCGCCTCGATCTGGCGGGTATCACCGAGCCCGAACACGTTCAGCTTGCCGATCTGGATTCCGTAGTGTCGTCGGGTCTCCGGCGGGATGAGGCTCGGGAACAACCGCATCGTGTTCTTGGTCTGTTCCTGGCTGACCGCGATGATCTGCACCCACGCGTTGGGTTCGTCGCGCCCGGCCGGGCGCCCGTCGCTGCCCCAGTGATCGAACGTCACATCGGCAAAGCAGCTGCTCGCCGACACCACCGCCGCCAGGGGGTCTTTGCCGTGTCCCTTCAACCGCTGGAACACCGCCGAGTGATACGTCAGATCGCCGGACGGCTCGAGCGCATCGAACCACAGCAGGAACCGGGCTTGTTCCGGCGTGCACTGCCACGGCTGCCCCTTGCGGTCCCGCAACCATCGCCCTGCCCACGCGAGCCGATGCCAGCCGAGCGAGAACTCCGGCAGCAGCCACCCGTTTTCCCACTGCCAGACCGGGCCGACCCGGACCGGCTCATACTCCAAATCGACCGGCGGCGCCGTGGTCTCGAGCAGATCCTCGTACCACCGGATGATCTCGCGGTACTCGTCCTCGAGTGTGGTCGTGATGAGGGTCGGGCCGGCGTTACGCGCTCTTGCCACGAGTCGACCAGCGGGCATTCGCCGCCGCGCGCGCCGCGGTCGAACGGTTCTCCTGCGCCTGCTCGGCGTCGTCGTCGGGCAGTTTCAGCTGTCGCAGCAGCGCAGCCAGAGTTCCGCGGTGCTGACGCAGCTCGGTGATCAGCGGGTTTACCACCCGTTGCCCCATCGAACCCCTGATCATGATCGCGTCGCGAGCGAGCGCGGCCTCGAGACTGTCGATAAGGTCGACCTCGCGCGCTGCCTCCCGCAGCACACGCAGCTCATCGGGACGCAGATCCCACCGGTTGACGATGTCGCCCCACAGTTTGCGGCCCCCGGGTCGGAGACCTTTCGGCGCAGGCGGTTTCGATGCCATGTGACCTCCAGGGTCTCGCCGCCTCCAGGGCGGTTGGCCAGGGTGAAAAACAGGTGCGATGCGCACGCAAACCGGGAAGTGCTATGCCTTCCGCCGTGTCCGGCGGCGGGCGAGGGTCACCCCCCACCCCGGGGTAGGCGTCCGGGGTGTGGCTCGGGCTCGCGATTGCGGCTGTGCTTAACTCGGCCGGCCGCGGCTTCGGCTTGGGTCTTGGCCTGGTGGCACGAGCGGCACAGCACGCACAGGTTCGAGTCCTCGTCGGTTCCGCCGGCCGAGATCGGCGTGATGTGGTCGACTTCCCATCCGCCGCGGCCGCATTTCTGACAGGTTCGTTTGTCGCGCTTGCGAATACGTTCGGCTGTTGCCCGCGACACTCCGCGGTATCGGTCGGGTGCGGTAGACCAGGGCATCAGCGGTAGTGGTGCGTGTGCTGTCGCGCTGCGGCTACATGCTCGGCCAGACGCGCTCCTGCGCTGTGCTCGCCGATGTGGACGTGGTACGTCATGGCTGGTGTGTCGGCCTGCCGCTCGGCCATGCGGTCCGCGATGCGCTGCGCAAGCTTGGTGATCAGGCGATCAACCAAGTCGAGTAGACGGCTACGCATCGCGTGCACTGTTCGACTCGGTGTCGACGGTGAACCTTTGCGGGAACGCGAAATGTTCGATGCCCCACGCGCGAGCGACCTGGCGCTGCTCTTCGGTCGGGTTGATCGAGAGCAGCGTGACCGCGCGTATCTCGCCGCCTGGCAGTCTGTTTACCACTGCACCGACAAGAGGATGCGCAACGGGATCGCCTTCAGCTGCGGCGCGATGCCGATCGGGTGGCACAGCATCGCGTGCACGATGGCGTACAGGTCCATCAGAACTCCTTGGGTGCTGTGCCGTTCAGGCGTTTCAGGAGGTTCGTCCCGAGGCGCCCGGCCCCGCGGGCAGGCAGGTAGCAGCCGCCGTCGAGCAACCACACCGGTACCGAGTCGGGTGCGACCATGTGGGGCTTGATGATTCCGCCTTGCGCGTACTCCATCAGGTCTCCTCAAGTATTGGCTGGCTGACGTCGCTCATAACGGCGCTCGCGTTCAGGTACATCGCGCATTCGTCGGCAAGGTCGCCCCATCCGCAGTCGACGTCGAGCGGAATGCCGAGCAGCGCGTATATCGCTCGGCCGGCCTCAAGGATCGTGGTGTATAGGTCCATCGAATCTCCCTGGCGGATGGAGGGGTTCGCAGCGCGCAGCTGCACCTACTCCACCGCTCGAGGATCAGGTCGAGGCGGTGGGATCGTGGGCCGCTTTGCCGGGGCAATCCATCGGCGTGACGCGCTGCGAAGTTCTGGGGTTCAGCTCTGGGCGCGGGCAATGCCGGCGTTGGCCCAGAACATGACTTGTTCGAGGTTGGTGAGCGCGAGCGCCTTCTCCCGGCCGGGCGGCAGGTCGCGGTCGAGCTGGTGTGCGAGCGCCTTGCACTGTTCCCGCACCGCGGTGTGAGCGAGTTGCCGCTCGACCGTGTCGGCGGGGTGGAAGGCGAACCGGCGGTCGATGTCGCTCATCGAGGCCGGGTCGCTGTAGTTGTCGGTCATCCGGCGAGTACGCCGATGATCGCGATAGCGATCTTGGCGAGTAGTTCCCACGGGACGAGCGAGAGCGCGGCGGACAGAGTAGCCATGATGGTTCCTTCGATCGGAAGTATCGGCGTCCAGGGTTGGCCGGCGGCGCGCAGCGAACTCTCCTCGACCTGATGCGAGGATTGCGGAATCGTTGGATTCGTTGGAGTGCTTCGCCGTCTCGATGGGGAGGCGTTGACGTACCGCCGGGCCGACCGTAGCGAGGGCAGGATTTGAACCTGCGACCTGTGCGTTATGAGCGCACCGAGCTGACCGAGCTGCTCTACCTCGCGTCAACGAAAAAGGACTGCGCCCCGATCTGGGGTGCAGTCCTTCCGCACCCTAAGAGTGCGAGGGGGGACAAATCTTGTCAAGCGGGCTCGCCCTATCGGGGGCCCGATTGCCCATCGAGCTCCTCGACCCTGTCGGCCCACTCCCATATCGCGAGCAACGTATTAGCCTTGCGTACCTCCGGGTTCTCGGCGGCCCACCACGTATGTGCCTGCCATACCGCCGTGTTGAGTGCGCGCAGCGCCTCGACGAGCTCTGCGGCGGTTGGGCGTTCCGGCTTTTCGCTCATGCCATTCCTTTCGATCGCCCGTCGAACTCGGTGTGCGCGCACTCCTCGCCCATTGCGGGCACGTAGATAGTGTGTCCGCAGCCTGGCGTGCGGCAGTAGTAGGTGCGGTGGAAGCCGTTCGGGGAGTTGAGGCACGCCGCCGAGGCGACCGTCACTTGGTTCGGGCCGAGCGCGTGGCCGTTGCGGCAATGCGTCGGCGCCGGGTGCGCCCACCGGCCCGGCGCGGTCTCGTAAAGCGCCAATGGGTCGAGGTTGGTGCGGCCGTCGAGAGCGAACGTGGGCGTCCAATCGCTCTTGTCGGTCATGTCACTCCGGTCACTTTCAGCACGGTGTATGGGTCGTTGATGTGCGCTCGGGAGCCTACGACCATGAAGGCGTTTCTCAGCCGGTCGTCGCCCCAGAGTCTCACGCGCGGCCGCCGGAACGCGTTCTCGACTGCGAGGTCGAACAGCGCGGCCTCGAGCAGGCCGAGCGGTGGCGCGAGGCTCGGATGCTCGGCGGCGAGCGCGCACCGCTCGGCGGTGGCGGTAGCCGGGCCGCGTTCGGGTGCCCCGAAATAGGCGGTTGGGACGACGGGCCACTCGTCGAGCGGATCATCGGGGACCTGCCAGGGATTCAGGCGCGCGTTTTGCAGGGCGAGCATCGCCAGCCGCGCGTAGCGGGCAGGGCCGAGCGGGTGCGCCCGTGCGAACGCTGAGACAGCTTCGAGTATGCGGGCGGTTTCGGCTCCAGAGAGACGGAAGCCCGATACCTCGATGAGTTCGTTCATGCTGCGTCTCCTTCGCTCGTTTGTTTCGGTCGCCGTCCGGTGCGCTGGTGGGCGGCGAGAACGTCGCCGAGCCGGTAGAAACGTGTCTCGCCGTCTCGGGCAGCCACCTCGAGCCCGCGTTTGGCGAGGTAGCGCACACGGTCCCGGTTGAGTCCGCGGCCGATATCGCCGAGTCCGGCGGCGATCCGTTCTACCTGGTCGGCGGTGAGCACGCTGTTGTTGGCGGCGCGTAGCCGGGCTTCGGTCACGACTACGACGTCCTCGGCGGGCAGGTCGACGATGTCTCGGCATCCCCGGACCGCGGCGAGGATATCGACATACATCCGGTGGGCGTGCTCGGTCATCGCGAACGGGATCAGGTGCCGATCGAGCCAGCGGGCGAGTTCGAGGGTGGTCGGCGGCTCGGGGATCGCCGGCAGCGTGGCGCCGGGTTGTAGCGGTCCAACGAATTCGCCGGGCACCCAAACGAGGGATAGCCAGGCGCGCGGGGTGGGTTCGGCGGCCGCGGCTGGTTCGTACGCGATATGCCGTTGTTCGAGGACGGCGCGCACCGCGGTGTAGAGCTCCCAGTGCAGGGCCTGGCGGGCGGCGAACGCGTCGAGGTCGATTGGGGGGCGCGACGCGGGCACGCCGCGGCTGCCCACACCAGCCTTGCCGCGTACGCCTTGGCGGGCGACGGTGACAGCGAGGTCGTCGAGGACGCCGGGTAGCGCCCTGAGTTGTTTCATCAGCTCGGACATCTCGGGCCGCGTCAGGAACAGATCGCCGCTCATAGCGGCCCCCGCCGGCCGAACACGAAATCGGTGAGTCCGTCGATGAATCCGCGGATCATCTCGCCGAAGAGCGTCCGGTTGTCATCCGGGACAACCGGAACCGGCGGCGGGGGTGGTTGTACTGGCGTCATATGTGACGCTGGTGCCGAAATCCCTGAATTCGGTTCGTGTGATGTCGGCGATACTGGCGTGCGTTGATATCGGGCCGCGCCAGGCAGGCCGAGCACGTCGCGCTCGTAATTCTCGTACCAAGCCATTGCTACACCTCTTCCCAGAATCCCGACCAGCGGTTGAACTGACGATTGCCGTGCTCGGTGCTCACGGTCACGGTTGCCCGGCGGAAATCGACGCTGCAACCGCCGATTTGGAGTACCGGCGGCCAGATCGGCCCATCGGCGACGTTCCGCACGACGATGCGTGCCGGGCGTTTCCGGCCTTGCCCCCGCTGTTTCATACGCGGGAAGAACTCGGGCCACCGCGGTTTCTGCCTGCTGCTCACGGGCTGACCTCCTCGGCGGTTGAAATGACGGCGATCCATACGCCGGGGGTCTCGCCGATTTCGGCGAGGCGTTTGCGGGCGAGGATCTCGGTTACCTGTGCGTCGTCGCCGAACGCGATGCCGGTGAGGGCGTCGAGGATGGCGCGGGTGAGCTTGTCGAGATCGGGTTTCTTGACCGCGGGCGGGGTGCGCCGCTTGGGGGTCGAGACCGGCCGGGGCCGCACGAATTCGAGCGCGACGGACACCGGGCCGGTGAGCACAGGGAATCCGTGGCGGTGCGCGGCGAGGGCGACGCGTTCGCGCCAGGGGCCGACGAGCTTGGAGGATTCGACCATGCGCCCGCCGCCGACGTGCCGCTTGCTGCCCTGCGGGGCGGCGTCGCCGGGCACGAACAGCGAGGTCTCGCTCACCTGGGCAGGCGGACGCACGCCAGCGGTTGCCATGGCATCGGCAACGTGGGCAGACCAGCTAGCCAGGTTCGGAGCCTCACTACCGCACAGGCAATGTCCGGAGATGTACTCCGGGAAGTGCTCGGCGATCAACCCGGCGAGGGTGTCGCGGTCACTGGCCGCCTCGTTGTTGCTCATGCCCGCTCCGAAGGTCTGGTCAGGTCGTAGATATGCACAACGTCGAGCTCCCACTCCTCGTCGATGAGGATTCGGTTGAGGTGCGTACCGCAGGCGAACCATCGGGTGATGAACTCAAGGTCCCCGCGTATGTCGAAAGTCCCTTCAGCTCGGGCTATCGACCACCGCGCGAACGCTTCGCACCGGTCGCATTTCGGGTAGTGCGGGTCCGGGTCATCGACCGACGACCAAGCCCACGAAGGCTTCCGAGCCCCGCTATGCCCCAGTGTGTCGCGGTCACTGGCCATCGGTGGCCACCTCGATTTCGTCAACCGCGCAGGGATCGAACGGAACGATGCCGCCAGGCACGATCTCGAGCAGCCCCGTTCCGTTGCATTCGTCGCACCAGCCCGTACCCGTGCTGTCGCCGCTTCCGCCACAGGCTTCACATTCGAACGGGTTCATACGCGTCCTTCCGGTTCGTAGTCGCGGCAGGCGGGCCACCACGCACGGATGTCGGATGATTCGCACGCCGAAACTCGAATGCCCTCGCCGAACATGCATTTCGGGTATGTACGGCCGTGGTGGGTGGTGAGCACGCGGAATCGGCAGCTGCCGCAGCGCAGTCCGTCACCCTCGCGGCCCCGGGCGGCCTCGGGGTGCAGGGCGAGGTTGCCGAGCGGGTGAGCACCGCAGGCGATTCGCCGCTCGACCAGGCGTGCTCGCTTCTGCCCGCGGGTCAACTCCTCTGCGGTCGGCTCAGCGGGCCGAGTGCCGGCGGGAAGGTCGAACAGGGCGGGTTCAGACGTCATCACGTTCGGCTCTCGCGATGGCGGCGCGTGCCCGCGCGCTGATGTTGGCCGGGTTGTAGTCGGTGCCGGTGGGCTCGCGCCGCGGCCGATGGATCGGGCACGGACGTTGTACGTCGGCGTCTTCGGGGGTGAGCCAGCCGCCGCGGCGGCAGCGGTACGGGCAAGTCTCCTGTGGCGGGATGGGTTCGCCGGTCCGGTCGAGCGTCATCTCGGCCCGTCCATCGGTGTGCCGTGTTCAGGGCAGCCGGGCATTCCGCAGGTGACCCGCGGCCAGTGCATGGCGGGTGCTGGTGCTGGCTGCTCGGCGCCGGTATCGAGCCCGGCGAAGTCGGGCTGCTCGTTCGCTTCCTCGTCGGCGTCGCACCCCGGGCAGGAGTCGGTCAGGTAGTAGTCGTGCGGACAGTGCGTGCGGGAGGCGACGGCGCGGCCGGGGCCGCTGATGAAGAAGTCCGGCCACCGGCGCACGTCGGCGAGGGTGGGGGCGTCCTTGGCGAGCACGTCGGCCGGTGGCCGCGGGATCGTGAGGTGCCGGGCGTACAGGTCGCGAACCTGGGCGTCGTCCCAGGCTGAAATTGTGGTTCCGCATGCGCATTCGGCGCGGCGTCGCGGGCGTCCGAACAGCTGTATACCGGGACCGATGGGTCCGAGCGCGCAGGGCGTGATGTCAAACGCCATGGCTCGCCTCGGCGGGTGCGTCGCCGGGCAGGTACACGTCGTGCATCGGCGGGCCGTAGTTGTCGAGGTCGTCGAGGTCGTACTCGCAGAAGTCGCAGCAGTCGCGGTCGCTGTCGGCCTCGTTGTGAATCCAGCTCAGCTCCGCGACGGCGATCCGGGCCTCGCCGTGGCGGTCGACGGTGACGGTGACGGCGTGGTCTGCGTCGACGTAGGTTGCGGTCGTGAGCCCGGTGTCGCTGCGCTGGATACCGAAATCGGCGGGCGTGATGGGTTCCGCGACGTCGTGTGCGATGGCGAACTCACAGGCTCGGGCGAGGGCGCGCTCGAGTGGGGTCGGTTCGGCGGGCGGTGTGGTTGAAACTTCAGTCATCAGCGTGCATTTCAGGCGAGGTCGAACAGGGCGGGTTGTGGGTCATCTGCATCGATGGCGGCGAGGGTGAGCCGGTCGAGTGCGTCGAGGTCGCGGGTCGGCATTCGCCAGTGCGTGAGGGCGCGGGCGCGCAGGTCGGCGGGCAGGCTCAGGCACCATCGGTGTAGCCGCTCGTAGCTGATCGAGGTGTGCCGCAGCAGGGCGCCGGCGCGCCATTGGATGGGCTCGCCCTCGGGCCGGTAGGAGTTCGGTCCGGCCCAGCGGACCGGAATCCATTCGTGCCATTCGCCGGTGATCGCGGTCGAGCCGAACCGGTAGCCGAATCCGGCTCCCCCGCCGCTGACGTGGCTCGTGCGCAGACAGTCGATCTCGGCATCGGGGCTGGCGAGGCAGGGGCCGAGCTTGTGTGCGACGCGGCGCATCAGGTCGCGTTGGTCGGCGGTGAGCTCAACCATGGTCGAGCTCGTCCCGGTCGGTGATCGCGGCGAGCTGCTCGGCGACTGTGGGCTCAGGCATGGGTGTTCCTGGCGTTCGCTGGGTAACTGGTTTGCGGGCCGGGAGACACGGCGGCCGACGGCTTGGGGAGGCGCGATGTGGTGTGTGCTGCGCCGCGGCGCGGCCGGTGCATCGGCAGCGAGGCGCGGCGAGTGCCGCGGCGGGTGTGGCCCGTGTTCGCGCGCGGTCGTGAGTTGCGTTCTACAGCCGGGTACGTCTCTGGGTTGGTAATGGTTGGTATGTAATGGTGGAGGTGCTCAGGTGGCACATAGACTTGTTCGAAATGGCACCTAGACTCTGCCCAGATGGCACATAGACTTCCTCGGGCCGTCCATGTCTGAGTGTTGTGAATGGCACCTAGACACGCCCCTTGTGGATAACTCCAGGTGCCATCTGGGCTACCTGGACAGGGTCCGGCGGGCACAAGTCCAGGTGTCACCCATGACCCCCAGACAATTCCGTCTCGTCCGGGTCCAACAGCGCGATGTCGGGCGAATACGGCATGTCCAACGGCACCGTCAACCGGTAGCTGTCGCTTTGCTTGGCGTGCCGATTGCCTTGCTTGACCCTCTGGATCAACCCCAGCTCCCGCAGATCGGAGAGCGCGCGTAAGACCGTCCGCCGCGACACCTGCATGACGATCTCGAGCCGATCGACCCCCGGCTCGACCCGCGTGCCGTCCGGATTCGCGTACGTCGACAGCATCAACGCCAGATATTTCGTACTCGACGGGATGCGCGCCCGGCGCACGATGCGTTCCCACTCGAACCGATCCACCCCCCGTAACCCGGCATGTACCGGTGCGCCGTCGTTGTCCGGACTCGCATGCACGGCACACCTCCAACTGCCCTACTCCTGGCCTCTGTGCCACCCGGGCACCTCCTTACGCAGCCGCTCGAGCTCGTCGAGCAGCGTGATCAACAGATCGGGATGCACTGCGCCGCAATAGGCCCCAGCCCGGCCACCGAGCAACGCCTCGACGTTGGCGGACCAGACACCCGGACCGCCCCCGTCGTACGGCCAGCCGGGCTCGTGGGTCTCGGCGAGCGTCCGGGCCGCCAGCTCGCGCAACTCGGCGATCTTCTCGCTGCGGATGCGATGGACTAGGGGCATACGACCCCCGGATATTCGTCCCACGTGCGGCCGTCGAGTTCGCGCCCGGCAGCCTTCTTGCCGACACGGCGCATGATCTGCCGGAAGCCCATGTCGTCCAGCGGTGGGCCGACCAGCTTCTCCGGATGCCGGAAGATGCCCATGCCCACGCCCACGGGAGCCCAGTCGCCCCACTGTTTGAAGAAGAACGGCACACCGGCCTGGCAGCATTGGTCACGCAGCGAGCGCGCCCAATCGGGATGCATCGGGCGGGCACCCGGGCCGGTCTCGCCCCCAGCAACTACCCAATCCACACGCCGTCGATCTGGGCACGAGAACGTACACATCCCACCCGGGAAGTCATGTGTTGGGCAGTGCGAGCGCCTGATATCGACCGGCCCGAGCAGCGGTTCGGCGCTGATCCACCGCACTGCGGCGGGAGTGTCGAGCAGCTGCGGAATGCGGATGTCGGCCCAGCGCTGCGACTCGACCGAGACGCCGAGCCAGACGTTCGGCAGCGGCCGGGGAAACCAGCGCGGGCCCTCCATCCAGTCGTACAACGGGTATGCCGCGCCCTCGGGCGGCTCGCCCATGCTGTCGAGCATGTCGGCGAACAGCCGCGCCCGTGGCGAGCTGTACACGGCGCGAACGGCTTCCGGTCCGCGCGGCAGCGGCGCGCCCTTCACGGTCTCGTCGCCGGTGTTGTCGTGCCAGCGCTTCAACCACGACCGCATCCGCGCGGGCCGCTTGGTGAGGGTCTGGAACGTGTGCTGTGGCGCCTGCGCCATCACTTCCCAGACCCGCGCGATGTAGCCGTCGGGTACGTCCTCGTGGAACAGGTCCGACATGCTGTTGACGAACACGCGGCGCGGCGACCGCCAGCGCAGTGGCTTGCCGAGCCGGTCGGGATGCAGCAGGACGCCGGTCGACGCACCGATCTGCGGCCCGTCGAATCGCCTGTGCGCCATGCGCATCGGCGGTGTCCGCTCGATGTAGCAGTGGTCACAGCCCTCGCTGATGCGCGTGCAGCCGGTGGTGGGGTTCCAGGTCTCCTCGGTCCATTCGATCGCCGTCATAACTGCCCCGGCTCTCGCAGGTCGGCCGGGCGGCGGGCGTTGCATCCCTGCGTGGCGTGTATCTGCTCGAACTCGGCGGCGATGCCGCGCAGGGCCTGCGCAGCGACGGCCAGGCACGGGGCGCGGTCGTCGACCTTGACGAAATTCTGAATCGTGCCCGGCCGGTCCGGATCTCGGGAGATCAGAATCCGGATACCGGCATAGGTGTACAGGTCATCTTCGAGCCGATCGGCTTCCGGGCCGGGACGCTGGTACGTCTTCGTGATGGGGATCGGCCCGCGCCTGCGTCGCTTGAACGGATTCATTGGCCCGCCTCGCTGTCGCTGTCACGGGTGGCCAGCAGATCGGCTAGCAGGCTCGGCAGGCTCTCGGCGGGCACGAGGACATCGCGGCGGCCGTTGATGTTTCGGGGACCGACGATGCCGCGCCCGTCCATCTCGTCGATCAGCCGGTTCGCCTTGGCGAAGCCGAGGCGAAGTTTGCGCTGCACCATCGACACCGAGGCGATCTGCGTCGACACCACCAGATCGACCGCTTGCATGAACAGCTCGTGTTCGGGGTCGGACTCGGGGCCGGCGGGCGGGTCCGGCTCGTGCAAGGCGGTTGCCGCGGCGACGATTTCGGGTAGGCGCCGATCCCATCCCTGCGCCCAGTCACGGGCGCGAAGGTCATCCGCGGGACGGATGCGGGGCATCAGCATGCCGAGGAACGATTCCCCGCAGCGCATCAACAATCCGCGAGAGGCGACGTGCGCCTCGATCTCGAGCGGCTCGCCGTAGGCGTTGGCCGCGGCCTTGAAGCGGGCGAGGAACTCGCCCCCAACCACCATGTCGGCGAGCAGCGTCGGGCCGGAACCGTGTTGCTCGGCAATCAGTTTCGGGACCACGCACAGGATGCCGGTATCGGCGGGTAGCCGCGGGACCTTCAGGGCGCGGCCGTCGAGCATGCCGGAACAGTCGGTGACGGTGACGTGCTCGGGCGCGATGTCCAAGCGCAGCATGTAGTCGGGTTCATCGGCGCCGCTGTCCTTGCCCGCCTTGAAGATCGCGAGGATCTTCTTCACGTCGTCGGGCAGAAGGTCCACCGCGCAGCCTTCGATGTCCTCGCCGTGCCAGATCGACACGATCGCCAGACCGGCAGTGAACCGGTCGGTCGCGGTGACCGTGATGTTCTCGGTATCGACCGCGAGCCGCACGCGGTGCACGCTCGGCATTTCGTCTTCAGTGCAGGCGTGCACGATGACTGCGGTCAGGGCGTGACGTAGGTCGGCGGTGCCGACGGTGATAGAGATGGCGATAGAGGTGCTCATTCGGGTTGGCCTTCGGGGGTGTTGGAGAGTCCGAGCACCGCACGCACGATGTGCTCGGCCTGCCGGAACTCGCTGTCGTCCTTGATGACTCGCGACTCATAGGCGGCGAGCACATTCGCCTTGCGCTGCTCGTCGACCAGTTCGCCGAGGCGGGCCTCGATGGCGAGCAGTACCCGGGCGGTGGCCTCGCTGGCGATCGGGATCGCCTGCTCGCTGCCGTACGGGTGCCGGAGCTTGCTCAGGACGCTTTCGGCGGCGGCGCGGTGGTTCTCGGCGTCGCTCATCAGTCCTCCCCGCAGTAGCAGTCGCCGTCATGAGCACCACAACCGGCGCACATGTCGTTCGCCTCGCGATAGGTCATTTCGGCGCAGTAGCACTCGCCCGCGGGGCAACCGCGAGGGCAGCTCATCGCGCACCGCCGGTGATCTGGTCGTACAGGCGCATCGCCCACTGGGCGTCACCCATCGCGGTGTGCCGCTCCTCGTCGGTCGGCGGCTCGACACCGCAGGCTCGCGACAGCACGTCGGATTTCCAGGGCAGAGTGAGCGGCATCGAGTCCACGTCGCAATCGATGGGCGCGTCCATGCATGCGAGGCTCGAATGCCCATGTGCGGCGAGCCCATACCGCCACCCGACCGCCAGGGTCTCGACGTCGATCAGGTGGTAATGCCACGCCGGGCACAGCCCGTGTCGGCGCAGCATCGCCGCCAACACCTCGGTGTCGAAATTCGGTACAGCGCCGACGATATGGGCATCGCGGGTCCACTGTTCGACCAGCCGGGCGGCCTCAGCTTCAGGGAGCAAGCGGAGCGAGTCGTCCGGTGCAGCCTTCGCCCTGTTCCATCCGTCGGCGTAGCACTCGTGCCGCTGGTGGAAGCGGCCGATCCGCAGCCCGATCAACTCGGCCCCGGACAGGTCTACGTCGCTCACCTGAATGAGGACCGATCGGTCACCGACGCCGTCGTCACGCCGAATCATGGCGACTTCCCACGCGCGCCGATCCGTATGCAGGCCGGTGGTTTCGCAATCAAGAAAGCAAAGGGGCGCGCTCATTTGAACTGGCCTTTCGTGTTGCGGGTACGCCCGAGATAAGCCGGGCGGCGATTGCGCGCCTGCTCGCTGGTCGTCGCCCAGCGGCAGTTATCGGGCGAGTACGGCCCGTCGTTGTCGACGCGATCGAGGCTGCGGCCCGCGGGTCGCTCGCCCATGTCGGCGACGAAGTTCCAGAAGTCATCCCGCCACCGCTGGCACACCTCGATTCCGCGACCGCCGTATCGCACGTACGCGTGATGAGTTGTGCGCAAACAGCGCCCGATCATGTCGAGGTAGGTGTCGTAGAGCGGATGCTTCGATTTGCCGCCGCGCCAGTTCGCGTTGCGCTCATCTGGTCGGGATGGTCGCGACTTCACCGAGCAGCTGTAGCCGCAGAACTTTTTGCGCTCGCTGGCGAACTTGACCGTGAAGCCCGTCCCGCAATGCGGGCACGCGCGACGAAGCGGACTTGCGTTGTCGAGGAAGACCAGAGGTGCGCTCATACCCGGACACCTGCGTTCGCCGTGACGACGCCGGATCGCACGGCGTCCTCGATCAACTCATCGAGATACTCACGCGCTGACGAGTCGAGTTGGTCGGGCGTGAACAATTCGCGGGCCTCGTCGGCGGTGAGACCGAGCGCCTTCCGGGCATACTCGGCGATGAGGCGGTCACCGCCCGGTGTCGACACTTCGAACGCGAGGCAACTGCCCAGCTCTGCGAAGATCGGTTGCGCGCCGTCGAGCACGGCGGTCCACCCGGCGATACATCCGGCCGTACCGCCAGCGCCTGCGTCGTCGCGGTAGAAAATCGTTTGGTCGTGCTGCGCAGGGTGGGCGTGCACATGCTCGCTCACCCGGCGGGCGAGATCGAGTTGTGCTGGCGTGGTGATCGGCACGGTCTCACTCCCCCGCATTCGGGACGCTAGTGGGGCCGAGGGCTTCGGCGACGGTGTCTCGGGCGTTGCTCTGCGCCTCGTCGGCGATCAGCACGCTGAGTTCGGCGAGGACGTCAGCGGCTTCGGCGTCAGTGAGCGCGTGCGGGCCGGGGATGTCGTCGCGCTTGAGGAAGGTGCGCAGGAAGAGAATCTTCTTGTCGTCGGTGTCCGCGCCGAGCTGGTCGAGCATCTGGGCGGCGTCGGCCCACCATCCTGGCGCGGCGTCTACCTGCGCAGTGTCTGGTTTTGCGCCCTCATTCGAGGCGGGCTCGTCGAGCGCGCCGGGCACCATCGCGGCGAGTTCGTTGGCGACGGTGCGGGCCTCGACGCCGGTCAGATCGGCGGCAGTGCCGATCATCCGGCCGAGCCGCTTGGACAGCCAAGCAAGTTTCTCGTCGACGGTGCGGCGGCCGTGCCGGTCGAGCTGCGCGCCGAGGCGGCGTTGCTCGGCGAGCGAGGACATGGTGTCCTCGTCGGCGGCCGGGGCGGGGTCGGTCTGCCTGCCTTCGGCGAGGACATCGGCAGCGTTCACCCGCTCGGCGGTGGCGTGCACCGGCGCGACCGGCGACCCGTCGGGGTTGATCGCCTGTACAGCGTCTTCGAGTTGGACGCCGGCGAAGTCGTCGGGGTACGCGCGCCGCCACGCCTGCGCCTCGGCGCATTTGGCGGTCTGGTTGGCGGGCATCTTGCGCCACATCGAGTTTGGTGAACCGTCGGCGTTGGTCTGGACGAATTCCGAGTACATCGCCACACCGACGTGCGCCTCGCCACCCCGGAAGATCGTGAACTTCGCTGCGGCAGGCGGGTTCTTGGGATCAAGCCAGACGTCTTGCCAGTCCCCTCCGTCGGCGGCCTTCCAATACGGGCCGTCGACGCGGATGACTTCGCCCTCGCGTTTGGCTGCCTCGCGACCGTTGCGGCGGAATCCATCGATGCCCGTTTGGATGGTCCACTTCATCACCCAGTCCTCGACCTGGCGACGCTGGCTTTCGTCCCAGTACTTCACCTTGGTCCGGCGGCCGATCATGTAGATCTGCTTGCGGAACGGGTCGAGCCCGGTGGTCTGGCAGACGTGATGGAACACCTGCAAGTCGCCCTCGGAGGCGTCCTCGATGCCGAGCTGACGCAGCGCGGCTACCTGCTGCGGGGTGAACTTGGTTTGGTCGGGTGCGAGCGCGATCTCCGACCGCACGGCGGCCCGGGTCACCGGCGGTGCGGATTGCTCGGCAACAGCGATTTCGGTGGTGGTCATCAGGCGTGGTCCTCTCGGTAAACCCATGCAGGCTGGGAGATTTCGTGAATGTCGTTGCCGTAGCCGGGCCAGTCGTCGGCGTCGCGGCAGCGGGCAAAGGTGTCGATGGCGCGCCGGTTACGGTCGCGACCGAGCGCAAGGAACTCGCGGGGCACGCGGTTGATCGACACCAGGTGCGGCGGTCGGCGGCCGACCGCGACGAGCAGGAAATCGGCGTCGACGTCGTTCTCGGCCAGGCCCTCGACGTACCAATCGTCTTGCTGGTGGTAATGGAATTTGCGGATGTCGGCCGAGAAAGTGCGCGGGTCGGCGAGCTCGCAGGTCTTCACGTCGAACGCGAGCGCCTTGCCCGACGACGGCGAGATGTAGAGGGCATCCACACGGAACCGCCGGCGGATGCGGGTCTCTGGGTCGAGGAACCAGCCCGACACCTCGCGGTCGCTCACCTCGAGCCGCGGCCCGATGACCGGGTGCAGGCGCACCTGATCGGCCATGGCGACCGCGTGGCGGTACTTCTTGGACAGCAAGGGGATCTCACCGGCGGCGCGGTGCTTGCGCCGCAATTCCTGCTCGGCCTTGCGGTTCCAGTTGTCGGCATGGATCTCGACCACGGGCGCACCGACACCGAGGGTCAGCGAGTGCACCGCGCTGCCGAACTCCATGGTCTCGTTGACCTCGTGCACGACAGGGTGCGTCCAGTCGTACCACCACTGTTCGGGCACCGTGTCGACGAGCTTTTTCGCCCCCGAGCACGACAGCGCGGTCAAATCACCGTGGTAGTCGCCCTCGTCGTACCCGTAGTACAAACCGGGCTCCGGCGCCGGTGCCGGTTCGGGCGCGCAGTGCCAGCACGCCTCGCGGTCGAGGTCGGTCACGTCGCAGATGTCGTTCACGCCAGCACCGGCCCGTCGACGAATTCCCATTCGATGTACTCGCCGTTGAAGTGGGTGCTGATCGGGCCTGCCACGCCGGGGGTGATCTCCGACTCGGCGAGCATCTCGGGCATCGGATCGATCGCGCCCCAACCGGCGTTATCGAAAAACGACGCCATCCAGCATTTTTCGTGTAGTACGAACGGGTGCTCGTGGTCGCCGCGTGTCCAGACCTCGCATTCGCAATCCGGGAAGCTGTGGCACTCCGCATCGCGGTCACCTCGGCAGGTGAACTCGATCTTCGGGGAATCGGCGGTGCCGGTGATCGCCACGAAATGCAGGTGCGGATCGACGCTCACGCGGGCACCGCCGATCCGATACCGGTGACGGTGCAGATGGCCTGTTCGACCTCGGGCCAGACGTGCCGCGTATAGCCGCCCCGGATATCCCGGATCACCGCCAGGGGTAGACCGGCAGCATCCGCGATGTCCTGGCGGCGCGCGCGCAACGCGCACAACCGTTCGATGTGCTCCCGTGATGCATCGGCAGGCACCATGCCCCGGGTGCACGGCTGGCATCGATCCCGCCCGGGGCGCTCGGTGAACTCGTGCCCGCATTGCGGGCACTCCAGCCGCTTCTTCGGAGCCTCTTCGACTTGCGGCCCGGAATACTTCTCCCACAATGCTTTCCGCTCGGCGCTACGGTCGAGGTGATGACCCGCCCACACGCCATGCGTCAAGCCGTGCCGGGCAGCCTCGGCGCCGCACGCCTCGAGAACGGGGCAGTCCCGGCAGATGTCGCGCGCTGCGTCGGCCGCACGGGGACTCGTACCGACGGGAAACCAGGTTTCCGGATCGAACGCAGGGTCCGCGCAATCAGCACCCATGCGCCAACTGAGGGGATCTGGCCCCTCGCCTCCGGCACCCGCCGTTACCTCAGCGGGTGCCGTTCTCGCCGGGCTCGCCGGTGCAGCGGACACTGCATCGGGGTTGTTGCGCTGCCGTTTGCATGCCGCGCTACAGCATCCGGCCATTCCCGTTTTCGCCGAGAGCGCGGTCAGCGGCAGCGGCCCACCGCACACGAAACAGCCGAAGCGTTTCGACGCGCTCTCGCCGAGGCCGAGCATCGCGAGTAGCCGGGACTCGTCGTCGGGATCTGTTGCGCGGCGCGCGATCTCGCGGCGCGCACGGGCCTCTGTCTCCGGGTCGATCTCGTCGACCTTCTCGACGGTGTTGTTCTGGAGGACCATCAGCCCACCCCCACCGCGTCGGCGAGCTCGACCGGGCCGACGGTCTCGGTTTCGACGACGATCGTTGTCGAGGTGAACGTCACGATCCGAGCTGCCTCGAATGCCCTTGCTACCCCGAGGTTTTCGGCATCGCCACGCAGGTTCCGCAAGGTCGCCTCGGCCGCATAGAGCGCCGACCACGCCAGGCACACACCCTCGCTCGTCACCAGTACGCGCGTGCCCGCTCCCGGCCAGCCGGGGTCATCGTTGTGCAATCGCCCGTCGGGCAGCCGGATCGCATACCACTGCTCGGTCTCGGTCAGGGCGTCGCTCATCGCTGAGCCCCTTCGTCAGCGGCGGCGCGCGCCGCCCTGTATTCCGCGGCCGCAGCTTTGACCTCGGCGACGCTCGCCTCGTACGCATCTCGGTCGGCGACGCACCACACCACGACTTCCGTGATGTTCCGTGCCGAGCACTCGCCGGAATACTCGACAAGCCCGGGGCTGACCGGGTCGGACACCCGAGTCAGGTTGAGTTCTGCCGCCCACGCCGCGACCGCATCGGGGTCGCCGTCCTCGGCGAGGCCGTGCAGGCTCCAATCCCGGTAATCCTTGGCGTACTGCGTCCACCACAACGGAGGCAGTGAGGGCGCAAGCCCGTTCATGTAGCTCGAGATGGCCCTCGACACAGCCCTGTCGAGATCGCGGTGCTTGATCTCGATCATCGGTCGGCCCCGTCCAGCGCGGCGGCCACGGGCAGCGGGCACGTCGGTGCCGGGCCGTCGGCGGCGACGGGCGCGAACGCGGCGAGGATCTCCTCGACCTGGTCGGCGAACTCGGCCTGGTTCGCCCAGCGCAGCATGCGGGCCAGCACCTCGAGGCGGCCCGCCAGATCGGCCGGCGGGGCAATCGCACCACGCGAGGCGAGGCTCACGCCGAGCGAGATGTACAGCGCCCGCGCGTCGGGGGTAGTCAGGTACAACTGTGCGGCCGGACTGAGCCGCATCAGGTGCTGGTTGTGGTCGGCATCCCAGACCACGCCGAACACGGTGTGCTCGTGCAATTGTGTGGTCTGAGCGAGGAATGAACTCATCGGATATGCTCCTGTGCTGTGTTGTAGAGCGCACCGCCGAGTTAGGCCCTCGGCGGTGCGTGTTGGGTTCAAGGGGTGTTGGACGCGACGCCCGGCGCGAGGTCGGACTCACCCGTGCCGGGCGTCGTGGTCTCCTGGTCACTGCCAGGGGACGAATAGGGGGCGGGCCGCAGTCGCCCGCTCATGAACATCACGCCGAGGACGAACCCGGCGGCGGTCCACGAGCCGAACGCGACGATCAGGAACAGCCAGCCGCTCATATCGCGGCCCCGCTGATCAAGGTCATCAGCACGATCCACGCGGCGATGCCGAGCATGATCAGCACCACGACGAGCAGGTCGTGCACGAGTCCGCTGTGCGGCCGATGCCAATGCAGCCCAGGGGTTTTCAC